ATGGGCAAGAATGCAATTAGAAGAATAAGTACGGTTAAAATAAAAAGATTAGGAAGTTAAAAAAATGGGAGCAGGACAACCAATTAAAGGATCTGGACCTATACGTCCTAGACCTCCAGTACCATCTCCAGATAGAGACACAGGCGTTGGTGCTGAGAATAAAGGATTTCAAAATCTGATAGGAGGTTTGCAACAAATAAAAAAAGATAGAGATGAGCAAAGAAATGCAGCTGATGGTGCTTTTAGAAATAATGATAGAAGAAATACCAAGAAAGCTCCTCCAAAACCTCCTAGAGGACCAATAAAAGGACCAGGCAGAGGACCAGGCAGAGGACCAGGCAGAGGACCAGGTTTTATTCCACTTCCAGTACATAAACCTATTGGACCAGGCAGAGTACCTATCCAAAAACCAGGCATAGATCCAACAATAGGACCAATAAATGAAAGACCAGGTCCTGACAATAGAATTGGCATAATGCCAATACCTGATAAATTTAGAGATCCTGATGGAAATCCTTATAATCAACCACCAACTTTAGGTGACCAACCCATCTCCAAACCTCCTAAAGATGATTACTTTAATAGAGATAGATTTAATCAAGTTTCAAGTGGTCAAGTAAACTTAAATAGAAATGAAAGAGGAAATATAGAAGCTGCACCTGCTGCACCAAGAAATGAACAGCGTAATGCTGCAGAAAATAGAATGAGAAGAGGTGGACGTAAAGGCGGAAGAAGATAAATATGACTAAAAAAAAATTACCACCACAGTTACTTGAATATTTAAAAAATAAAGAAGCGAAAAAAGCTGATGGTACTGATATGTCTGATAATGAAAAACGTAAAGCTGCTTTAGATAAAGCTAAGAAATATAAAGAGCAAAAAAAAACAAAATAAATAAACCTGAAATTCAAAAACATCCAGCAGAGATTGATGATTCAGGTAAACATGTTTAAATTAACTTATTAGTTATTATTAAAGTAATCGTTTGATTATTTATTGTGCCTTCATATACACATCTTGCTTATAGACGTAATGCGAAGGCTGCAGCACGTAATCAACAAATTAAAAAACCTAAAAATGTAGAATCTTTAAAAAAAGCAAGAGAAGATTTTGGTTTCTTTTGTGACTATGTAGCTGATAAACCTCCAGCAAAACATCATCAAGAATGGAATAGAAATTTTGTTACGAATGAAGATAGTAGTTGTTTAATAAAAATTGCAGGACCAAATGTAGATCTTTTAGCCCCTCGTGGTTCAGCTAAATCAACTGTTCTTGGTTTATTAACTGCATGGGCTATTGGTGTTCATACACAGGCTGGTCTTCCTTTACAAGTTCTTTATCTCTCTTATACCGTTGATATTGCTAGATCTAAATCTGCAACAATTAAACGTATTATTGAAAGTAAACGATATCAAGAAGTTTTTCCTAAAGTACGTTTACTTAAAAATGTAACTAGTAACGAATACTGGTCGATTGACCATAAATTTGCAGGTATAGATACTACTGGTGAAGAACAATTTACTCTCTGTGCTGCTGGATTAAAAGGTTCTGTTACTTCTAAGCGTTCTCATCTTGTTATGATTGATGACGCTATAAAATCAGCTGCTGATATTGCTAATCCTGATATTCGTAAAACAATGCAGGAAAATTGGAACGCAGTTATTGCTCCTACTATGTTTGAAGGTGGTAGAGCTATTTGTCTTGGTACTCGATTTAGACATGATGATATTCATTCCACTACTTTTAACGAACAAAATAATTGGACTCAAATTGTTCTCTCTGCTATCCAAAATGATCCCAAAACAGGTGATGAAGAATCATATTGGCCTGAAATGTGGTCCCTTGAATACTTAAAAGAAAAAAAACGGCAATCTCCGATTGCCTTCTCATTTCAATATATGAATAAAGTGGTAAGACAGAATGAATTATCGCTTGCACCTGAATTAATCGTTAAAGCAGAAATATCAACCGAATTTGATACGTTAGGAGTGGGGGTAGACCTCTCAGCAGGAATAAGAGAAAAGAATGATTACACGGTGATGGTACTAGGGGGGAGGATCGAAGATCGAATACATATCATTGATTACAGAAGAATACGGGTTATGGGTAATTTAGAAAAGTTAGATGCTATGAAAGAGTTGTTAAATGATTGGTCAATTATTCAAGTTGATCAAGGTGGTCTTTATTATCCAACACATTCAACATGTGATATATGGTCTGAAGCTGTTCAATATCAAGCATCATTAGAAGCAGATTTCAAACGTATTTGTTTACAAAATGAAAGTTTATATAATCTAATTTGGCATCCAGTTAAAGGTTTTAGAGGAGATAAGTTAGCTAGATTCCGTGGAATTATGGGTATGTTTGAAGATAGAAAAATTATATTTAACCGCTATAGAAACTTTACAAATATGTTTGAAGAATTAACTAACTTTGGTGTAAGTGGACATGATGATTGTGTTGATGCCTTAGTTTGGTTAGTCACTGGATTAATGAAAAAAGGTAATCTTCAATTAGACTTTTGATTTATAATAAAGAAAAAGGATAGAAACGTGGGACCAGATTTTCTTACACTTGCATTAACAGCTGTTATTTCTTCTATAACAGGAGGAGGTTGGATTGCTAGTAAAGTGTTAGAACGTCATAAAGAACGTCTAAAAGATTCTATTCAAAATGTAGAAAATCAAAGAATGCGTATTAATGCATTGGAGGAACACGTGAATAGAATGCCATTGGAATATGTTTTAAAAGCAGACTTTGTTCGTGAAATGAGAGATATGAATGATCATTTTCGAGCAATACATAATAAACTTGATAAGCTAGTAGAAAAGCTTATAGAGAAATGACATACATATTGGAATTAGAAGATAATTTATTTGGTGACTTATGTATTAGCTTTCCTCCAGAAATAACAGATGAACTGCAATGGAAAAGAGGAGATCATTTGGAATGGGATATTAAAGGTATTGGTATTGTCTTAACTAAATTAAATGATCCCAATGCATACAAAGTACAAGAAGAGTAAAATATATTTATATATAGGATAAAAAAATGCTAAGTAATCGTTATAGAGGAGAACAAAATATAGCAGGTGCAATTGGAAATTTAGGTACGACATCGCCTCAAGGTATGTCTTACACACAACAACCAGTAAATATTATTCCTTTACCAGGTGCAATCGGAAATCAAGGTCCAAGTGGTGCAGCTGGTGGTGCTTTAGGAAATGCAAGTTTTTATCAAGGACCACAAGTTGCAGGTGCTCCACGTTATATACAACATAGTCCACCTCCTAATGTAATTAATAAAGCTCCACATATCGACTCTCCTATGGTTGATGGATGGATAAATAATTATAGAGAAAGAGATTTATTAAGAGGACCACAGCTTCCTGGCTTTGTTTAATGAAATTAAAAAAACTTGTAAAAAAAACAATTAAAAAAGTTTCTTTGTGGACAGAAGAAGAAATTTATTTTTTTAAAAAATGGTTAAAGCTAAGAAAAAATTATAAAAAGAAATAAAAATGGCACAAGATGATTCAAAATATACAAAGCCTGGATTACGGGAAAATATAAAAAAACGTGTAATGGCTGGATCTAAAGGTGGAAAACCTGGTCAATGGTCTGCACGTAAAGCACAATTAGTAGCTTTAAAATATAAAGAAGCTGGTGGAGGATATAAAGGAGGAAAAGGTAAAAAACAAAAAGACCTTAAAAAATGGGGTAAAGAAAAATGGATGACTAAAGACCAGTATGAAAAACGTAGCAAAGCAAAAAATGCTGCTAAAAAATACAAAGATTCTAAAAAGTAATTATGGAAATCCCAGCAAAGTTTAAAGAAGTCCCTGGACAATTAAGAAAAGCATCAAAAATGCATGCTGCACAAGCCGATGTTGTTCAATCTTTTCTTGATGACTATATGAAAAATATGAAGAAGAAAAATGGCTGATAAAGCAATACAAAAAGGATATACAAAAAGATATTTACCAGAGAAAGCTTGGGCTTCTTTAAGTAAAAAAGAACGTGAAGATACAGATAGAAAGAAAAAAGAAGGAAGTAAAAAAGGAAAACAATTTGTTAAAAACACTGAAAGAGCTGAGAGAGCTGGTAAAGCTGCAAGAGCTGCTAAGATGTATAAAGATAAACGTAGTAAAAAATAATGGCTACTGATGCTAAAGCCCGTTTAAAAGAAATTATTGATTCTTATCTTGAAAAAGATGGAGGAGCTTCAATTGACACAGGAATAGTAGCGTCACATTTAGCTCAAATGAAGCTATTTGGCATTCGTCAAGGAGTTGAATTCTTTCCTGCTCAAGATAATTTTGGTAATCAAAGAAAAGATTATATAGATCGAGTTATTAAATATAATCAACTCGAATCTCGTTTAGATTCAATTTGGGATTATTTTTTATGTGATGGACAAGGGTTATTTTATATTCGTCCTACAAATAATAATTATCGTCTTTATTATTTCCGTAATCATGAATACAGAAGTTACTACAGTGTGGACGGGGACTTAGAAGAAGTTGTTGTTATCTATGATTATAAAGTTAGAAAAAAAACAGGTACTGGACAAGCTATAGAAGATTCAAATTTAACAGGACAAGATCCACAAGATAAACATAATAGAAAAAAATATATTCGTTTATCTATTAAAAGAAAAGTTATTACCGAAACACATTCAGATCATAAGATAACTTTTGATGCTCCTTATCCTGCAATGCCAGGTAAGACTAAAGAGACCGTGAATAGTTTAGGTTTTATACCTTGTGTAGAAATATTTAATAATCCAAAAGGTTTTGCACATGAAGGTTCTGGAGAATTTGATGCTTTAGCAAATCACATCTGTACTCATGATGAGATTATGCAAACCATGAGAAAGAACGTAACTTTCTTTGGTAATCCAACATTATTATCTTCAAGACCAAAAACTGATTTAGTTGAATCAGGTGGAGATGCAAATATACAACGTCCTTCTATTGCTGCTAACTCAGGTTTTGTAGGAGTTGGAGCAATGAGTAGTTCTCGATATAAATCAGATCCTGTTTCCCGTGGAGTTGATGGACAAATAAGAGTTCCAAGAGTTATTGCAAATTTAGAACCAAATGATCGTGTTGGTTATATTGTGCCTGATGCAATTACTGGAGATCAAAATTCATTTTCTCGTCAATATAGAGAAGAAATAAGAACTGCATTAGGTGGAGTAGATGAATTATCTATATCAGCAGGTGTAACAGCTACAGAATATAAATCATTATTTGGACGTGTTGCAGCAACTTCTAAAAAGAAAGCAAGATCAATTTATGATTATGGATTATCTCGTTGTTTAGAATTAATTATTTATCAAGAAGAAAAACTTTTTAAAGACTCATTAGCTTTTGCAGCAAAAATACAAAAACCTCTTGATTTGCCTGATGGTGCTAGTGAAGAAGATAGACAAGCATATTTACAGGCTATGGAGTTTTATGAAGAACAAGTTAAACAATTAATGGTGGCTTGTTTAAGAACTGAGCAAATCCCTCCAGGTGTAAAAGGTTTGATACCTGATGGTGATGTTACAATGCAATGGAGATGGATGGGACCAGTATATGAAGACTCCACTCAAGATACCCTGAATAATTCAATTGTTGTAAGAAACCTTCAAGAATTAGGGGTAGATAGCATAGAAGCACTGAAATATCTTTTTCCGTCTAAGACGGATGAGGAAAGAGCAGCAATGCTTTCGGGGTTCCCGTTCAGAATGGTGAATGAATTGCAGAGTGCATACTCTCAATTCTCAAAGCTAGTGGGAGGCATGATGCAGACCCCTCACCCGCAATCACCTGATCTACCTATGGCAGCAGATCCAAGACTGGATTTAACCCCATATCTGTATCGAACATTAGAAGCCCTTCAAAAGGAGATGAGTTATGCAGGACGCTACCGTCCAATCGACCCCACCGACGAGCCAAGCACCAGCAGCCGTCGCACCCAACAGCTACGTGGCGGCAGCTCCAGCAGCTCCACAAGCACAGGTCCAAGCAGCCCCAACACCGTATCAGGTGGGTACGAGTTACCCCCAAGCGGTACCAGCGGCAGCCCCCAACTACCAATCCGACCCTACTCAGTACGCCCCCCAATCCCAGCCGAATTCCTCGGCGGGCAATCCATGGGAGTCGGCGTTCAACAAGGTAGTAGGAGTCCTGAGTCAGCCAGTTCAATCCCCGTTCCAGGGTCAACAATCGCAGATTCAGAGTCCACAATATACCCAGGCGAATTACGGACAACCCAGTCCCCAGGCTATGCCTCAATCGGCTTTC